GGTATCCGCGTCTCCATCGAGTCCGTCTTCGTGCTTGATGAACTCGTCGGTTGAGGCGGAACCGCTCGTGAGGTCGTCCGCGTCCACGATGCCTTGGAAGACGGCTCCCGAGGTATTCGGGTCGCCGAAGTCGTCCACGGGGAAGCGCATGATCCCGGTGAGCTGCTTCTTCTGGGTCGTGCCGGTCCCTGCTCCGCTGACGAGGGGTTCTTCTAGGTGGTACATCTCGGATGTGGATGTGCCCTCCAACGCGAAGTGCAGACGCGGGGTGGCGTCATCTTCGGTGGAGAAGCCCAATGTGGTGATATCGATGTTGGCATCGGACTCTTGGTAGAGGTGATGCCATCTCTGGTATTCCAGTCCGGTCTCCGGGTCGGTCTGCACCTGATACTCGATCGCCCAGACCCCTGCGTTCTTGCTCGCGGCGTGCCCGCCGTAGGCGACGATGAGCCAGCGGTCCGGGATGGCGAGCATGTAGTTCACATGGCCCTGTCGCGCTGTCACCAGCCCGTCGCCCGGAGGGCCGGCATTCGAGATCTTCAGCCCGCCGGACGGCAATGCCGTCAGTTTCGTGATCTGGCCGGAGCCCAAGCCCACGTAGAGCGAGCCGTCCAAGCCGACCACCGCTCTCCGGCCGTTGTTCGGGTCGCCGTCGAGTGCGTAGATGAGGTCGAAGGTAGTCCCGCCGCTGTCCACGCGGTAGACACCTTCTGCCGTTATCAGCACCGGGGTATCCGCCGGGGGGCTCGAGAACGGGTCCAGCCAGCGCAAGAGCGACTTGGGGCCCGAGTCACTGGGGATTACGGCGCCCGCGGTCCAGGTAGTTCCCTTGTTCGCCGTGTAGTACACGAGCACCTGGCTGGTGCTGCCGTCGGAGCTATCCGGGTCTTCGTACAACGCAACGATGGCTTTGTTTCCGAAGTCCATGCCCCGAGCGTGATCGTCGTCGAAGTTCCGGCGTATGCCGATGGCCTGCGGGACGTAGTCGTTGCTTGAACCGTCAGGCCAGTTCGTGCCGCCGACATCGGTAGACGTGCTAGCGAACCCATCAGGGCTCTTGTGGATCTGATAGACCGTGTCTCCGTTGGTCCCGTTCACATCGTGGCAGAACAGGACGTAGATGTCTCCCTTATGGAAGAAGGCGTCGAACGCCCGTATGGGGTCGGACGCGTTCGTGTTGACGTTAGCTGCGGTCTGCACCGTGCCGCCGCCAGTCCAATTGTCGGACGAGCCGCCGAACTTGCGGCAGACGACGAGGTCCGTCGGCGAATTGCCCGCACCGTCTCCGTTGCGGCGTTCGGTGAAGATACCCCAGAAATCGCCATAGGCCTGGACGTACGCAACGAGGGCATCGGCTGGCTGAGCGTGGGTCTGTGATTCGTGCAGGAGTGCGAGCTCGGCGGTGCGGAAGCGTGTCTCAACGGTGGAGTCCATCAGTCCGCCGACGCCGCGGTCGGTCTCGCGGTCCTGCCGTGCCCATCCGACGCCCTTATTCCACCGGTAGATCCACCGGCCGATCTTGGTATTGTCCTTGCGGACCTGGACGCCTTGAAGGCGGAACGCATCGCCCTCTGGTTTCAGGAGATAGGGCACCACATCTCCAGCAAGCGCGAAGTCTTGGCTGTTGATGCTGACGGTGCCGAAGTCCTGACGTATCCCAGTCTGGCCTACCACCTAACGCTCCCGCATGCGATTGAAGTCCTTGATGGTGAGGGGCACCTGCTGATCCGCAGGGATCTGCCCCGGGACAGGCGAGCGTTTCGAGAACGCTTCGAGTGCCCGATACAGCACTTCTGCTGCACGGAGCACGGCTTCCGACGCCATCGCTTTGTCGTTTGCCATCAGCCTGCCATCCCGCCGCTCGGCAATGCGATCTCGCCGCCTGCGGCTCCGCCGAGGATACTACCGAGGACATCCTGCTCGCCGATGCCGCGTGCGAAGACGCGCTGGCGCTGGATGTTCGCTTCACCGGGTCGTTGGAGCTGGGACTGGTTCGGGAGGAATTGGTTCCCCATATTGGGGCTGGTCTGTGCCTGTGCGTCGAGGGTCTGCGCGAACTGGTTGAAGAGACCGACGCGCTGAGAGACGAGTTGTTGGAGCAGGGCCATCGATTCGGGGGAACGCTCCAGTTGCTCGGAGATGATGTCCACCTGCATCTCGAGCGGGTTGACCACGCCGGCACGTTTCTGTGCTTCGTAGAGCGAGATGATGCCGGATTGGAGGAGTCGTATCGCCAGCATGGACTCGCGCTCGCGTTCCTCCGGGGCTTCTGCTTTGAGGGTGACCTTGTTCTCGTAGTACCCGCGTATGTCGTCGGGGCCGATGGTCTGGTCGATGGCGTGGATATCCGAGCGAGCGTGGACGGTGATCTTGCCGAGTGCCTTGTTCTCGACCAGTTTGGCGAAGTTCGAGTTGCAGCGCATGATGGCGTTCGCCATAGCGTCGGCCACGGGCTGGAACACGAGGCGTCCCATGCCGGCGAGGACCGAGGTCTGGAACCCGCTGGAGACGCCGGTTGGCCGGATGCCGCGCACCACGTCGGGGAAGGTGAGGGACTCGTACTCGGTCTCGATGGTCGCGAGGTGGTTCAGGAGTTCCTGTGGGGGTGATATCTTCGGTGATGCGCTGACGGAGACGCCTGTAGGGATGCTGTTCTTGCCGCCGAAGATCTCGTAGTTCTCGCGCGCGGGTTCTACGAGGTGGTCTGGGCCTGCGAAGTCGAGGGTTTGCCACGCGTAGGCACGCAGGATGGCCGAGTGTGCGGTGAGGGACCGGTCTATCTCGTCCAGCAGCTCGTAGCCGCCGTCCAAGATGCCGATGTAGCGGTCTTCGGGTGAGCCGTTGTCGCCGTGATTGCCTTGGTCCGGGAACACTTCGATGTAGGGCATGAAGCCGTAGTTGTGCTCGCCGCGCCAGGCGATCTCGTTGTTGATGATGAAGACGCAGTACCGGTCGTCCCAGTATTCGATCCAACTGACGAGGCCGTTGGTCTGGGTGTACCCGGACCATTCGGGGAACTTCATCTGGAGGTCTTGGATCGTGCGGTCGTTGCCGCGGGTCTCGTAGAACTCCATGGCCCATCGGTGGCCGAGGCGGGAGACGTCCCAGATCATCTGGCGAGGGTGGACAACGTCGACCCGTATCGGGAAGTTGATGTCCCGTTCGGCTTGGAAGTCGTCGAGGGCGTCCTTGAACTCCTCGTCGGTAGCGAAGTCGGCGAGGTGAGGGGCATCGGGCCACAGGTCGGTGGCCCAGGTCTGCTTGAACCAGCCGACGCCGTAGGAGAAGGCGTGGCGGACGGCGCGGCGTTTGATGCTGGAATCGACGTTCAGCCACGTTCCTTGGTAGAACTTCTGGAGTCGTTCCGCGCGTGCCTTGGCGCGTTGGGAGGTAAGGGGCACGGCGATGTCGACGTTGTTGACGTCCACGTGGGCCGCGGCGTTGTTGATGGTTGCGCGGGCCTTTGCCGAGTGGATGGGTTGGAACCCTTCCGGGGACGGGACGGAGTTGCGCTCGGCGAGGTAGTCGTCGACGAGGTCGCACCGTTCGTGGAACGAGGCGAAATACTCTTCGTAGTCGCTCTTGAGCGTCAGTATCTCGTCCAGCTCGGGAACGGGTTGGGCGAAGGTCTCGAAGCCTAGGACTCTTTCCTCTGTAGCTACCATGCTAGTTCGTTATCCCTGAGCGTTGCCATCGCTCCTCCAATCGCTTGATACGGCGGGCACGAAGTAGGGTCTCCACGAAGGTGCTGCGGCCGGACTCCTGGTCGTGCGGCAGATACCGCATCGGACCGAGTCTACGATAGCCTAATGCTTCCGGTGCGGGGTTGTCACAGGCGATCAGGGCCAGACCCATGGCGAATACCTCGTCGTCGTGCCCTCCTTCGGGGTGATCGGGCCGTGGTTCGATCATGCCTGCTTTGCGCACCCACTGGAATGCGCGGAGTTCCCTGAGCAGGTGTGGTTCGGCGGGGAACGAGATGTTCTGGCGTTCCATCGCCATCGCCAAGGTGTTCAGGAGCAGGATACGGGAGCCTTGCAGGATCCCGTCCTTCTTCACGGCGGTAGTGTAGATGTTGTATCGCTCCACGGGGAGGCCTGCTGTTTCCAGGGCTTCGGAGAAGATGTCTCCGCCCATGCCGGTGGAGTCGACGATGAGCCGTTGGATGTCCCAGTCGTTGCATATCCTGATGACGCCTTCGCGCTGCATGGACCAGTCCTCGCCCGCGTCCCATCGGCGGTGGTGGACGAACTTGCGCTGGGTGCGGTCGGCGACCCAGAGGACGGAGGCGTCGTGCTTGCGGCCGAGGTCGAGGCCTGCGACGTAGCGTGCGCCGGGGATGGGATCCGTGAGGATATCGCCCATGATGCAGGTGCCGATATTGGTGAAGAAGCCGGCGGATTCGGAGCGTTCGGCCAGGTACATGCGTTTCCATGCGGACTCGGTCATGAGTTCCCGTTCGGCTTCGATCTCGTCGAGTTGTGCTTGGGAGAGCATCGGATTCTCGGCGTAGGTGCCGTGGAAGTAGGCGTAGTTGGGATTGTCGAAGTCGCGGGCGTAGTCGCAGAGGCGCCAGAACCAGTCGTCCGAGTGGAGGGCAGGGATGCCTTCCCAGACGGCGAGGGAGAGGCGATCCGGGGATTTGAGCAGTGGCAGCATGCGTAGGTAGGCGACCTCGCTGATGTCTTGTGCCTCGGTGACCCAGAGGAAGTCGAGTCCTGCGGTCTGGAG